TATTTCATCTGATTTTTTATAAAAATTATCAGGTGTATAAATATGGAAAGTTTTATTATTAGCAAAAAATATATAGCCAAAATACTCAGCACCTTCAATAAGATGTTCTAAACCATTTTTATCTCCTAACTGTTCAATATATTTACTTTCATTAAATTTTCCATGTAACTTATAATCGAAATTAAGTTTATTATTTTTGAATGCAAAATCAAGGTACTCTCTAACTTTCATGGAAATTTTTGCTTCAGTCTCATCTTCATCATTCAGTGACTCATCATCTAAATCTTTAGGTACATAATGATTTTGAAATTCCATAGAAATATGCTTAGCCTCAATTTCATTAAGTATTACACCTTCTTCATACTTAAGTTCAGTAGATTTAATAACATATTTCTGGCCCTTCCAAATTAAATAATTTTCATTAATCAAACTATCGAATATATCGGCGTTAACATTAGTTTTATAAGCAGTGAGAGATATGGATCGCTCATTATTTTGTTCATATTCATATTTAAAGGAACCAAAGTCAAAGTCATTAACAATTTCCGAAAATGTCCCTTCTCTATTCATAAATATTAGATTTTCCAATATTCTCACCTACCTATAAATGTAATTAAATATAAATTCTGTTTTAGGACTATTGGATATATTGTGACCTCTAATTAAAATTTCATTCCAACCCGGCGCTAAAGTAATAAAATCATAATTTGTGTCTTTACCAACTCTTTTATTATTAATATAAGGATGCACCCCTATAATCGAAACCGTATTACGCTTTTTGAGAGGTTTTTTATATTGAAATATGTCATTTGTGGTTAGATTAACGATTTCAAAGCCATAAGGTGCTGTAAGTGTGCAATTAATATTTAATTTGTGTCTTAATAAAGGATTAATGGTATCTTTAGAACCGTTAAATATTTTAAAGTAACGAATATTGTGTTTATATTTAACTTCATCACTTCCTATAACACCTTGTTCAAACTGCCAACTTTCATCAGTCCAACTAAATTCAGAAGTATCTTTTAATGATTCTGCATATCCTTTGTAGACAGAATAAGTCACCTCAATAAGTCCGAATTGACTTGTTAAGTTTTCATTACTGACACCCTCTGGTATAACTGCATACTTTTTACCTGGCATATCTGAATGCCATACGAAATAAGGATCTCTCCTATTTATCAATTGACGTAACTTTTCTATTGCTAATCTATATTCTTTATAATCCATGCCTTTATATGAAAATCTCAGTATCAAATTAAAAGGACCGAAATTCATCGGTCCTTGTAAAACGCCATCGCTACCATTAACTTCAATCTGATTAGACTTCCTATCTAAATCCTCTTCTTCAAATTCTAGAAACTTAAGATGAGGAATATCCGTTAGTGTTTCTTCGAAATGATCGTTAAATATTTTTACTTTTTTATTTTCCAATTTATAAACCTCCCTGGCTATAAGCAGCGAGTCTTAACCTTGAACCTTGTGCCTGACTTACATCGCGTTCTGAAAAACCTTTCGGTTGTTTTTCAATAGTTTTATTACTTCGTGCTATTTCCATTAACACGTTTATTTGTTTCTGTTGATTTTCTATCATTTGTAGTAGTAATTCTGCATTATCAACTGTATTACTAGTAACACTAGGTGTACGTAATTGGTTAGGTCGTTTATTTCTGTTATTTCCACTAATTTTACTTGCAGCAAGATGTAACAATTTCATCGCATCTGATTGTCTGCTTGGATCTGTAGGTATCACTATCTCAGGGTACCCATCTTCTGCCAAATTATATAATCCAGCAGTGTTAATAAGACCGCCAGTGGCATAACCATGACCGTGGCCGATAACACTAAGCATACTACCACCGTATCTTGATTTAGCATAATGAATACCAGCCATTAAGTTGTCTAAACCATTAAGGATATTACCATGTCCAGGCATTTTAAATGCTCTGAATGTAGAAGGCGTAACCTGTACTAAACCTTGAGCTTCATTACCGCCACTATTTATATCACGTATGCCTTGGCGTGCTCCAGCATTACCACTTGACTCACTATCTATTTGTCTAATCCAAGCATTAACATAAGCACCGGAAGTAGGCAGATGATTGGCTCTTAACGCTTTAACAACTTCAGGTCGCCATGCACTTGCTGCACGACTACCCCCAGACTTGCCACCACCGTTATGTGATTTCAACCACTTAACAGGGTCGATAGGTTTACCATTTCTATGCATTTCATAGTGTAAGTGAGGTCCTGTGCTGGCTCCTGTATTACCAGAGATACCAAGTTTTGTACCAGGATGAACTTTTTGTCCATTTTTAACAAGCCACTTACTTAAATGACCATAAATTACTTCAAGTGCGCCGCGAATAACAGAAATGTAGTGTCCAAAACCACCTGGCATTTCTTTTGTGTGTGCTGTACCGCTAATTGTCGAATAAACAGGTTCATATTTGTAAGGTAAGTCGATACCAGGGTGAGGCCAACTGAATGCATATCCAGGAGGTGGGCCATTCGGACTATATGGCGTTGTGATGTTGTCTAAATATTTAATATATCCACCATCGCCGCCGCCAGCTTCTTCAAGCCAATCTTTAACTTTATCTATAGCACCTTTTTTAAGTTTGCCAAACATACCTTTCATCATATTAAAAGGTAATTCAGCACCTTTAGGGATTCCGAAACTACCCATATTAATACCGAAGATATCGAAGACTTTATTGACTAATTTACCTGGCTTTTCGATGTAATCTAGTACATCTCCAATGGCTTTGCTTGCAATCTTAGCCATACCCTTACCAGTTTGTACAGCAGTATTGACTCCACCTAAAACTTTTCCGCCGACTTTAGCAGCTGCATCTTTAACGCCGCCCCACATATTACCCAACTTACTACCTAATGAACTATCTGAATCATTAGCTTTACTATGTTTTTCTTTTTTAGGTTTTTTTCCTCCACCTATGAGATTACCTAACATCGAACCAATACTGAATTTGGGAATAGTTCCTGTATTAAATTGTGGTCTATTTAACATTGCATGTGTTTGAGCACCATTTAAAATACGTGTGCCTTTTTGTAGTGGCATAGTTGTATCTTTAGCAGGGGTAATAAATGGTTTCCCTTTAGGAGGAATAACTGTTTCATGTCTAAATCCTCCAGGACCGTTTCCTCTACCTCTATCTCCTACTGTTGCCATTGTATCTTTGTTAATTTTACCATTAGTAACATAACGTTGAGTATGTGTAGATTGTGTACCAGTAGAAAGTTTAATAGGGTCAATTTTCTCCATACCTAATTTATCAGCAACCCAGTTAACGCCTTTGATTAATCCATTAAGGCCTTTTTTAACACCTTTGACCATTCCGCCAAAAAAATTACCGATTTTACCGGTAACTGTTTTAATGCCACTACTCATTTTATTCATGACGCCCATAACTTTGGACTTCATACTATTAACAATAGAAGCAGTATTACTCTTAATTCCATTCCATTTCTTACTCATGAAACCACCAACAGCCGACATGGTGTTATGAGTACCTTTTTTAAGTGATCCCCAAGCATCTTTGACGCCTGACCATAGAGCTTTCGATTTATTAACAGTACCTTTTTTAATACTGTTCCATTTAGAACTCATGAAACTGCCAACTGCTTTAAATATGCCAATTGTACCTTTTTTGAGTGCATTCCATGTATTTTTAACTCCAGACCATAATGCTTTTGCTTTATTCACTACTGATTTTTTTATAGCCGTCCATATTTTAACTGTGGCATTCTTTACAGCATTAAATATTACAACAATACCTTTTTTTAATGCGTTAAATACAGATAGAACGCCTTTGCGCAGAGCTCGAATAATTCCTAATACACCATTTTTTAATGCAGTCCACACTTTTATAGAGAAATTTTTAATAGCATTAAATATAGTTGTTACGGTATTTTTTATTCCTTTGAATATTTTATCGATACCATTTCTTAAAATTCTAACAATATTTAGTATGCCATTTTTAATCGCATTCCAAACTCTTATGGAGAATGACTTAATAGCGTTGAATATAGTCAACACAATTCTTTTTACTAAGTTAAAGTTAGTTCTAACTTGTGCTACATAAGCTCTAATTATTGCTAAAACGCCGTTTTTAAGTAACGTCCATATTTTAATAGCTGCAGCTTTCATTCCGTTCCATAAAGCAGATAATACGTTTTTTAATGCTTGTATAGGATGTTGAACGGCAAATTTAATGCCATTCCATATTGTCACAGCACTTGTTTTAATACCACTCCATATAGCAATTGTGGAATTTTTAATTGTGTTCCAAATATTAATGATATAAGGTTTGATAAATCCAAAGATAGATATTGCTGCGTTTTTAATTGCATTCCATGCAGTTATTACAGCATTTCTGAATGTGCTATTCGTTTTCCAAAGGTAAATGATAGCACCTACTAGTGCAGTAATCACAGTGATAACAATTCCAATTGGTCCAGTCATAAATCTTATTGCTAACCCTAAACCTCTAGTGGCCAATGCCGCCGCTTTAGTTACGCCAGTCCAGACCGTCATTGCAGCAGCCGCAATTTTAGATTTAATTGCCTGTATTGTTTGAGATGTGGTTAATGCAGCTACCGCATATCTATAACCATTTGCTATGCCACGAGCAGTAGCAGTAACACCATTCCAAATACCAGTCGCTGCTGCACTGGTTTTAGATAAAAATGATAGTGTTCTCATACTCGTCATTAAAGAACCTAATACTGTTATAGCAGTGCCAATTGTTGATGCCATAACACCAAATACCATTAATAGTGGACCGATAGCTGCGGCGAGTAATCCTACAACTGCTATCGTTTTTTGAACGCCAGTAGGTAAATTAGAAAACTTATTTGCTAATTTAGTAACCCATGTAGCAACTTTATATAACATTGGTGCTAATGCATCACCTAATGAAATCGCTAAACTTTCAATTGCCGATTTCATCTTACGCATTGCACCACCAATGCCACCTTCCATTTCATTAGCCATTCTTTTTGAAGCACCTTTAGAGCCGTCTATGGATTTAGTTAGCTTTTTATAATCTTCGTCTGATGCATTGATAACTGCTAATGCACCACTCATGGCCTCTTTACCAAATATTGTACTAGCTGCGGCTGCTTGTTGGTCTTTAGATAGACCACCCATTTTACCTCTAAGTTGATCTAAAACATCTCTCATAGGTAACATTTCACCGTTGCTATCAGTAATAGATATTCCTAGTTTATCCATTTCGTCTTTCATTGCTTTTGTTGGTTTAGAAAGGTTGGTAAACATTGTTCTTAATGCTGTGCCGGCTTTTTCACCTTTTATCCCAGCATTAGACATCAAACCAATAGCTATTGATGTATCTTCGACAGAGTAACCTAATGCACCAGCAACTGGAGCAGCATATTTAAACGCCTCTCCTAAACCACGTACATCGGTATTAGCTTTTGAACTCGTTTGAGCTAAAACATCTGCAAAGTGGGTACTATCTTTAGCTTTCATACCAAATGCAGTTAAGTTGTCGGTTACAATATCAGATACGCTTGCTAAATCTTCACCAGATGCAGCAGCTAAATCCATTACACCACCTACACCTTTTAGCATATCTTTAGTACCCCAACCAGCTAAAGCCATGTAGTTCATCGCTTCAGCAGATTCCGAAGCAGTAAATTTAGTATCTCGCCCCATTTGAAGTGCTTTTGTTCTAAGTTGGTTAAACTCATCGCCAGTAGCTCCAGATGTTGCTTTAACTTTACGCATAGTATCATCGAAGTCTATACTTTTCTTCATCGCAGCACCAAAGCCCGCAGCTATCGGTGCAGTCACGTACATGCTCATACTACGTCCAACAGATTTCATGGAATCGCCAATACTTTTTATTCTTGGACCTAATTCTGTGAATGTAGCACCCATACGACCGACTGCGCTTTTACTAGCTGCAATCATTTCACGATATTTATTTCTAGTTTGTTCCAATTCATTTTCTAAGTAATTTAAACTATTAGCTTGTTTACTATATTCTTGTCTTAACCTAGAAGCTTGTGCGCTATTTGCGCCTTGTTGTTGAGCTACTTGTTGGTATTTAGCTTTAAGTGCAGCCACATTAGCTCTTGATTCTTTAACAGCGTTAGATAATTCCCTAGTTCTTAACTTATAAGAATTTAAACTTTTTTCAGAATACTTAAAGTTATTGTTAGATAGTTTTAAATCAGCG